ATGTTTATAAACATCATCAAGCGCTACTTGACGATCTTTGTATCCAGCTTTTGTGCCAAGCAATTTGTCAACGCGATAAACATCTTCAAAATCTTTTGCCAATTGCGCTCTAGCTTGACGAGCTTCTTGATATAACTTACCACCAGCACTATCACCAATTTGTGTAATTAAATCTTTTAGTGGTCTAGCGCTTGGCGAATCTTTAACCGTGCCAACTACTTGATAAATGTCTTCTAAATTCCGAATTGAAATAGTTCCAGTTTTTTGTGGATCATTCATGGCTAACAATTCAGCCACATCATTTAAAATTGGATCTAATTTTTCTCGGCGTGTAGTGCTTTTTGTTCCAATGTAATCAAGCAAATTTTGATATGGAACTTGCTCTAATGTTTCGCCAGAACTGTCTGCCTTGGCATATTTTGCTTTGTAATCATCAAATTTCTTGGTGTAAATATTAACCAAGGTTTTATCAACCAAAGTACCAAGTGCGCGAGGATTACTGCGATCAATACCTAATCCTTCTGAACCAACAACTTCATTTGTCATGCGTTCAAATTGGTTAAGAATGTCTTCTTTTTGACCAACTTTAAACGCACCAAGTTCTCTGCCCAATTTAGTTTTAACGTCCTCAGAAACGCCAGGCAATGCACCTCTTTGAACGTCTGATTCAAATTGTTGCTTTTGCAAATTCTTTTCACGTTCACCAGCTGTAGCGCGAATACCAAATTGATCCAACCGTTGCTGACGCAGCATGTCTTCAGCTGTTGTCGCTGCACCCATACCTTGCATTTGAGGTTGTTCACGGCTTATGACATTGGCCAATGCATTGCGTACTGGTGCAGTCGTTTGACGAGCCATTGCTCCGGCCTGCATCATAGATGGTGCAGAAAGCGCATTCATTACGGCGCCAGTTGAACCCATAGTGGGTGGCAAAGCACCGGTAAGAGGCTCCAAGACACTGCCAATCCCACCAAGGATTTGTTTGGCTGTCTCAGTGCGTGGTTGGTAAAACTGAGCTCGAGCAGCTTGCGCGGCTTGCTCACCAGCTTGGATACCGGCAGGCGTTCCGTATTTGCCACTGGTTAACGAACCAATTACGCCGGCCACGGGCGCCACAACACCGGCAGCAAGACCACCGGCAAGTGCCGCCGGTGTTTCAATCACGCCCATAATTCGATCACGTAATGAAACTCCTGGCGTTGCTTGCACATTATCAGCGCCTGGGATCATTGCTGATCTGCCAACATACTCACCGGCAGGGTTTAACCCAATAACTTTGTAAAAATCTGGTTTGGCTATTTGGCTATAAAATTTTTGGTGCAATGAATCGGCCAGCTTTGCATCTGGCACTTCATCGTATTGAGGATATTGTGCGCGGAATTCAGCAAGTGTGGCCATTATCGTTTGACCCCCAAAAGTCCCAATGGATCGCTGTCGCTTCCACCTGGGACATTTCTCAAAGGTTGCATAGCTTTAAGCGTTGCATTAGGTTTACGGCCATACGTGTTTTCAAGGTTTTGCGTGCTACGTTCCAACATGTCCTCAATAACCTTGGTTTGTTCTTTAATGCCTTTGTAAGTTGCAAGTTTGCCGGACCAAGATGCTGGGTTGTTAATTTGAGATTCAATAATTGACATATCAGGACCAGTCAACGCACCAAGTGTATACAAGTCTTTCAGCCCCATCAACAGTGCTGTGTATTTAGACTGCATTCTTGCTGTGTCAGCACCTTTAACCAAACCTGTAGCGCCTGTTGTTGGTTCGTTTTTAATTTCGTCTTTAAACGATTTAAGCGAACCAGCCAATCCAGACAATTGCATGTCAATGTCGTGGAATTTGGCTGGAGCTTCTTTTGGCTTGCCCAGAACAGGCGCACCAGGCATACGAACCCCACCTTCGGCAGGCAACGGCATTGGCGCAGGTGCAGGCGCAGCAGTTTGATCAAGCACACTGTTCATGCCAGGAATGGCAGCGATTCGTTGGCCAGGCAATGCAGCTGGTGGCTGACGCATCATGCTTGCGCCTGGCGCGGCTATTGGTGCAGCTTGAAAACCGGTTGGGCCGTAAACCACAGGAGTAGCCACGCCAGTTCTGGTGTTAACCGCCAACATTCCACTTGGATCTTCTTGGATCGACATTGTGGGATTGGCTTTTTCAAACGCAAATTTGGCTTGCTGAAGCGCAAGATTACCCGCAGCATTTCTATCTGCAAACGTCATTGTTTTAGCAAGTGGCGCCATGCCTTGAACAGGCAAACCATAGCCAGGCAACATTGGGTTGTCTTGAATGTTGACAATGCTACCGCCAATATCTTGACGAGTTGTTTTAGGTAGCATATAACCAAGTTTGTCCTTGGCGTCTACTAAACCCAATATTTTTTCAATTCTGTATTTTTGGTAATCTTCAGGTAAAGTTATTTTTTGTAGTTTTTGAATTTCTGCTGTAGCAGATTGCATGTCAAAGTGACCATTTTTTACGCCTTCATTTATTTTTTGAATGGCGGCTTGAGGTGTTGGGGCTGATCCAACAGCATTCCAAGAAAAATTAAGTCTGTCGTTTTGAAGTTTAAATTGAGCAGCTTGAGTTTCAACATCAGTTTTTTTAATTAAACCTCTTTCTTTTTCTGTGGTCAACAATTTAGCTTGCACATCAGGAATTAAATGACCAGCTCCACGTTCGGCTAGACCACGCACCAATGCAGCGTTATCAATTACGCCAGTCTGAGGATTAAATGCCGACTTGTATGCTTCAGACATGGCATTTTGAATGCCTTCTGTACGTTGAGCAGCGCCAAGCTGGTACTGCGCCAAAGCGTTTTGATTTTGAGCAGCTATGTTTTGATTCTGATAATTTTGAATCTGCGCGATCTGGCCATACTGCGCCAAAGGATTGGCAAGTTCAATGCCCCTGTAGCCCATTGCAATGTTTGGATCGAGTGCCATAATTTACCCCACATTACTCATGTAATTAGTTGGAACAACATTGCCGTAACCTGCAGTTGAACCGCCACCGCGCAACGTTGCTATCAAATTGTTGCCTTGGTTGTAATTTAAATATTGACCAACACTTTGACCAACAGCATTTGCGCCTCCCATATACCCCGCCGCTTGTGCTGCCGCGCCGCTAGTAAGCATGTTGCCCACGTTGGCTGCGTTAGTTGCGCCAGCATTTGCAGAAAGTGCGTTTGCGTTTGCACCGTAACCTGCAAGGGTCATGTAAGGCGCAAGGGTTTGGTTTCGTTCAGTTTGGTACCGGTTAAACGCATTGTTATATTCTTGCGAAGCCAAACCTTGGCCAAAGGATTGTAACGAACCCAAAGTGTTACCACCAAGCTGACGGCCCCGCGCCGCTCCACTGCGTTCTATTGCTTTCATGCCCTGATCCATTCGAAATTGGTAACTAGGGTCTTGGGCAAACGTGGCCATGTCAAATGGTTTGTATTCGGCCAAACTTTCAAGTCTAGTCAGCGCTCGGCCACCAGCTTCACGCCACGGGCGTTGCTGTTCGTTGGTTACATCAAATTGTTCGCGTGAAAGCTGTGCGGCTTGATTTGCCGCATTAGCTTGCGTACTTGAAGCCTTATTTGCAGAATATAAACCTACCGCCGCTGATGCAGCTACTGCTGATGCTACCCATGTCATGCTGATACTCCTTGTGCCGTCAATTTAGGCAAGTTAGCTGTTGAAGCAAGTAAACCCATCTCATCATAAGAAGGCGAAATTACTTCGTTTTCAATTTTATCCAAATCAGATTCTTTTTCAAATTCAGTCAAATGAACAGTTGTCCATAGTGTATCTTCTTCGGCGTACACTGCGCGTTTCAACCCAACTTCGGAAATAAAAGTACAAGGTGCTTCAAAGTATTTTTCACCAAATTCAGTGAACACTTTGACCTTACCTTTTGAGATAAAATTTAAATGCTGATGACGATGAATTTTGCCAATAACAAACGAACCTTTGGGTAAGAAAATCTCTCTGGCATACGTACTGCATCCGTATTTTTCATCTTTTGGTGTAAAGTAATGTTTAAGGGTGCAATCTTCCAAAGCCGATTCAACCATGCCGCTGTCAATCATGGTTTGCATTTCATTTTGCGCGGCAAGCACAGTTTCACGAAACTTGACTTTAACCGGTGCATTTTTTGCAACTTCAAACCCTTTACCGTAAGTTACTTGCATAGTCTTACCTTGGAATAATCGTAACAATAGGCGTACCTGAGTACGTGATGGTCAGCGCGTCATTGGGTGACAAGCCAAACATGCCATAGTATGAACCTGTATTGTATTTTGTACCACTAGGCCCACGTTGAAATTCAACTTTGATCACCCCACCGCCGCTGATCATAACGTCTAACGGCCTTTGGAGGTCATTGCCAATAACCAACGGCGAAGTGGTCAACGGCACATTTGCTGGATCACTTTGAGGTGTGTAATCAACATTTGACTCTAGCAACGCCAAAAAATACCGATACCATTGCCGCGACATTAGACCCGTCACTTCATCAAGAAGCGGTACTCGGCTTGACGGAATATTGGTATCTGCGTTAAGCATTGGTAGGCGTCACAAACAGTTCAGCGCCCATGATAGCGATCTTGACCGGATCGGTGCCTGAGATTTCATACACGCGGTCGCGCAACTTCATTGTCATGCCCAAACGCCGCCAGATCACCCGTTGGCCAGTCTGACCTATTGCGCCCATAGATTTGGAATGGTAGTTGCCCCATGTATGGCCACCATCGTCTGACCAGCGCAGCAGTACCAAGGGCGTGCCATTAACGCTTGTTTGGACACCTGTGATCAAAAAATCGTAAGACTCAGTGATGATGTCATCGCTGTCCTCAGTGACAATAAATTGTTCTTCTGTGACCGGAGGCAGGGTAAACCCGACTTCACAGTCAAGTTGCAATGAATGCTGCGCCGTGCGTTTGAGCGTGTTTGTGCCAGAAGCCAACGCACGCCAAGAGCGAATCCACTTTTGGATGTGGTCATTGTCCGAGTACACATCCAAATCAAACGCATAAATTTTGCCGTCTGCAAAGTCACCGACCAGCACTTCGCTGTTAAACACAGCGCGGCAGTTGGACCGATGACGGATTGCGTTGTCGTTCTCCCAGCTTGCACGTTCGTGCCATGCTTGGGTTGAGGCATCGTAGACCCATGTAGCGTTGGCCGAAGGAAAGGTCAGCACGTAGAAGGTGTGGCCTTCTTGCTGGTACGAATAAGCGATGGCGTCTGTGATGTTGCCATATTGGGCGATTGCATACTCCACGGCGTGCGTAGATATGCGGGTGCCGGTGTAACCGTTGGCACGGTAAACAATGCCTTGGCCACGGGCGTCAGCGCCTAGCCAGAACAAGCTGTTGTCCAGTTTGGCTATAGAGAACGCCGCCGCGCATCCTAGTTCGTTAAATGCGCCTTGGATGCGTTGGAATGGTTGCCCAGGGGGAGGGCTGCCTGTGTCATACCAAACTTCAACCGAGTTGCCGCCAAATAACCACAGTTCATTGTGGTCAGCAATCACGGCCACCAGACCATCGGGCGATCCTTCGGCAAGATCAAAACTATCACCAGCTAATGTTGTACCATCATACGAATCCGTAACCCAAAAATTTTGGCTGTTGATTTCATTAAAAATGAAATATCCGTCCACAAAGGTGACGGTCAACGCTGGCGGGAACGTGTTGTTTTGAACAAAAGCGCCAGTTACCGAGTTGTAGACATAACTTGGACCATTGGCCGCAATAAACAATTGAGTGCCGTTAAACGCCATCGACACAGGGCCAGTGTTGCCTACAGTGCCAATTTGAGTGGCAGTGTAGTTTTGGCTAATTTTGTACAGCTTGTCGTTTGACACCACGTACAACCATTGACCCGACTGCAACATGCCCCGAATAGGACCAACGCCTACGGAGGTCACCAGCCGCAAGCCAGGGGCACGGTTTAAAAACGCAGCTTCCTTGCCACCCTCGGGGATGATCTCAGGAAACAGATTGACCATGCGGTTATCCGCAGCATTGGTGCTGCGTGCAACGTAGCTAGAGCCAAGAATCTGCGTTTTCATAAAGAATCCTGAT